CAGGTCGGTTATGTTTTCGGGGTCTTCATCCCTGTTAATCATTATAAAGTTTTCCCACTCCTTACGTTCCTCCTCGCCCTTGTTCTTCAAATACTCGGCATCAAGGTCAAACGGCTGCGTGGGGTATTTGGCGAATGCCAAACGCTCACCTATCGCCTTCTTGCAATAGGCAACAAACAGGCATTCCAATTCGTGAGGCAAGCCCGCCAAGTATGCGTTGTTCGCAGTCAAGGCGATGGTCACAATGATAGTCCCTGTTCCGTTGAATACCCTAGTCTTGGTGTTCACAAACTTGGACAGTTTGTCGGTCTTGCCATCAATGGTCACAACTTGGTCCATAAGGATGTCGGGCACATAGTCCCCGCTCTCAATGGAGTAGTTGTAAGTATTCGTGCGGGGGAACAGGCGATACTTGCGATACCAATGTACCGCCTTCTTGTACATTCGGGACAGAACTTTATCGGATATGAGTTCTTCGGTCTCAATATCCATTTCTTCGTCAAGGACTTCTCGCAAATCTACTGCCATAGGCTAACTCCTCCCCGCCCTCTCAACCGCAACATCACGGATGTGCTGCATCGCCTGTGCAAAGTAAGCCAACAGGTTCATCTGCGTGGAGGACATAAATTCGGGTCCAAGGGTATCAAAGACAATGTATTCCTTGATGTAGTGTTCGTCATCTGCGGTGTTTGTCACACCTTCCAAATACAGGCGAACCTTGTAGTCAATTTCAACTTCGGGACCGACCTTGATTTCGCCTGCAACCTTGGAGATATACAGGAGAGTCGGTTCGGAATCAATAGTCTTGTAATGCAGGTTTTCATTCACCTGCGTATCAAGTTCACTATACACAGTCACCGATTCCCAATGGGTAGAATCGTTCTGTGGCATAGCATTGGCTTCGCTGATGTCGTCAATACACCTGTAGTACGAGTAGTCGCCCGTGTTGTTCAAATACCAAACGGTGTCGCCCACCTTATAAGGGGAATGCAAATTGAACGGAGCGAACATATAGTAAAGGTCGGCAAGGACAGCGATGACGTTGTATGTCACCTCCTCGGTCGGCATAAAGGTAAACTCTATGTCAAGAGCGGTAACAGGCTTACCTGTTTCTCCACCGTCCTTTTCGTACAGGCTCGGCAAATAACTTGTGCAGGGGAGTTCTGCCCCGGGAATAGCCGAAGAAGAAATGTCCGACCACTTGAGGTTGGCGACCTCGGCAACCGTGGACATACCGCTAGTCACGTTGCACAGGACGGCACCTCGGATGGAGAGTTTGGCTCCTGTAGCAACAGCCCTCGCCAATGCAAGGTTGCCTTCGTTTGTAAGCATATCGTATTTTGTAGCCATATTAGAAACCCTCCAATTCTGTGTCTATAGCCTTTTCTGCTTCGCCCTGTGACAAACCCTCCACAGAAATGGACTTTATCATCACGTCACCATCATAGACGTCAAGGGACATCCCATCTTCGTCTGCCGAAACAGCTGCGGAGTAACCCGCAGACAGGCTACGGTTTGCGTACTGCTTCAATGCGTAAGCATCAAGGACATTCTTTTCGTTCTTCTTAAACTTGAACATAACCTAAATATAACCTTTTTAGTCCGCTTCTTCAAATGTGAATTTCAGCTGATAGTCGGAACTATCGCCTTCAAGAACCAACCTGTCGGTGAAGGGCACCACAATCATACCTCGGATGAATCCCTGCCTATCCCAGAAATACAGGAAGCGGGGAACACCGCCACCAATCTTGATGGTGTCACCCTCCCAAGCAAAGGTCAAGTTACCGACTTCGGGAGAAGTCACCCTTGTAACCATATTCCTAAAGGATGCCACGTCGCTCACCCAGCATCCCCATAACTTCACGCCGTCAAGGGTTTCCCACTCGGCAAACGGAGTGACTTCATCCATTCGCCAATCTGGGTCATCAAAGATGTATTGCCACATCAAGGCTTCGGCTGTCACCTTCAAGGTGCTAGTTGCGATGCGGAGGGTGATAGCAGCCATACCCTTGCACAGATAGATGTCGGAGCCGTGGCGTTCACTATCGCTACATTCCATCTGCGTAGCATCGCAGAATCCTTCATAGCCGTGGTCGCCCTCAAGAGCCTTGTAGTCATCGGTGCCCGGAGAGTTCGGGTCGCCAAGGCACCCGATGGTATAGCGGGAGGTCCAACACCACTTAAAGCGGGTCACTCCATCATCGTTGTCGTAGTCAATCCCTGTCGCCACCTTGAACACATAGGATGCGGAATCCTGCGTGAACTTCAAGCGGATATACACAGGCTTGTCAAATGGGAAGTAGCGGTAGCCATCCTTCTGCTCGTAATCAATGTAGGGTGTCCAATCGGAATCCTGCGAATCCGCAGGGGGCACATCATACCGATAGAGGACTGTCGGGTAGGCTTCCTGCACCGTCAAGGTCACAAAGTCAAAATACTTGCCCGGATATAACTTCAACCCGATAGAACCGCCCCAAGCACCCTGCAAGATGACAGGCTTGGAAATGCCCCTCATACGAGCGTGACCTATCGCAGCGAGGCGAACGGTCAAGCGGAAATAAATGTATATCGGGATTTCGTAGGACAGCAGGCTACCCAATGCGAGCGACAGGCTCACATAGGCATTGTGGTCTATGCGTTGGTAGCCGTCATCCAAGTCCACCGCACAATCCGAAGCCAAGCGTTCAAGGAGGTTGGCATCCGCTCTGTAGTAGCGGTTGTTCACCGACATATCGTATTCGGCAACATCCCTGTCGGAACCAATGTGGACAAACTTATAGAACTTAACCCATCTTTGTTGGGATTCGTCATATTGCCAAACTACATCGGGTTCCTCGCCCTCAACAGAATAGCGAATCCACGGCAGGCTATCGTATTCGGCATCACCAGTAACAGGAAGGTCTGTCGGGGGGGTGTTTCCGTTATACCAAATCTTGTCTGCCTTGACAGACTTTGCGATTTCCTTGACCTTCGCAATTTCGGTATAGACATCCTTGATTTCGGACTCGGTGCCACCTGTAGCCTCGTACTGCGAATAAACTACAGAAGGATATGCCCTCCGCAGGTTGTTAATGTCCATACCGATGGCATTCATCGCAGCCTTGATGCCCGGGAATGTTTCCCTTGTCCTGTAGAGCAAAGCCCACAGAAGAACACTATACTTGGAGCCGAGAGCATCCACAAGAGCGGTGGGGATGTCCACCAACTTTGCATACAAGCGGAATGCTTCTTCACGGGCAGGACAGGTCTTACAGATGATTGCGTTGGCAGCGTTCGTGTAGGGCTTGATAATCGGGTCGCTCAACATCGTATCGTTGCTTTCGCTATAAACTTCTATCCAATGTGGATTCCTGTAATGTCCGGGTCGGTAGGCTTCCTCAAGCCCCTTCTCCTCAATGGAAGTGTCGTTGCGTTGGTACAAAGTAATTACATTGTCGCTCACCACAGATACAAGGTCGCCCGCTGCATAGTCATAGAAATACTTGCGGTCATAGTGACCCCAATAGCGATGAACAGGGAAGGCACGGAGCAAGTCCATCTTGAACAGATAACCGCTCACATCAAGAACAGCCCACAAGGAAGTAAGTTCGTACTCACCATTAGGCAACCCGATTTCATCCACATCATAGTAAACACCCTGCAACCAATATGCGTGGCGGGTGCCGTTTTCCTCACCATAAGAAGTAGGGAGGACACTACCTGTGATGACCTTGGTATCGTCATTCGGGTCGGGGATGTCCCTAGTAGGAATATCCTCAAGAGCATAGTAATCCGAACCGCAGTAAGTCACCAAGTCACCCTGCGTGTAGATGTCCTGCTCCGAGAACGGAGTACAGAGGACATTCACACCGAGAGTCCTTGTAATTCCGTTCACGGTCACTTCGGTGCCCACAGGCAGGCGGGGACCCGTGATAAACAAGCGATTGTCCACGACAATGGCACGGGCATCACGATACTTCATCGCAGCGAATTGACTAACCGCTGCCGAAGCATTAGCCTGTTGGAAATTGTAGATGGGAACACCCGCTTCATAGAGGGCTTCCATAAACTGCGGTTCAATAACCTGTCGGTTCAAGTCCGCAACAATTCTGTTTTCCCTGTTCCAAGGAGTGATGATGTGACGGAGGACGGGAGGTTCCTCAATAGAAACCCAAGACCTCCAAATCGGTGTCATCTTTTCACCGCTTGCAGAAATGGTGAAGTCCAAGGCATACAAGCCCGGAGTCTCGGAGTTCGGGTGGTTCACCGCCAACCTATCCGAAATGTCAATGGTGTAGTTTCCATAAGACACTTCGGCTCTCGGATATTCAATGGCGTAGTCCACATAGGCATCCACCCGCAAGACTTCTGCGGGCAACTGCGTAAGGCGAATGGTCGGCTTGACATCTTCGGGGATAGGCTCGTCAATGTAGCCTTCCAAAAACTCTCTCCAATAGGTAGCTAACTTGGCATCATCCACAGGACGGAGAACAACCCCGTCCGCAGATGCAGACACGACTATGTAATACTGCTTGTAAGAAGTGTTAATAAACTCTGCCATTAGCCTTTTTCCTTCAAGTTTTTACTTGTCATCGGGAGCATATATGCACACAACCTGCCACCCTTGATTTCCCAATTAAACAGGAAATCAATGGCAGAGTACGGAGGGATATGGATAGTGTTTAAGGCATCCACGTCGCCTGTATAGTTACTACTCTCCTGCGGAGCAGTGGCACCACTAGCAATCGCATACCCGGCACTTACAGCCCCTGCTAACACACTACTAATAGACGCACTTTCTTCACCGAAAGACCAAGCGTTGCACACGGTAATGTAGGAGCCTGTCGGGTTTTGGACATTCACAATCTTGTTCCTGTCCGCATAGGTAGGAGCCTTCAACTTGATACACAGGCGACCGTTACCAAGGAACTCCCCTGTCTTCAGCGGATAGAGCATCGTCACCGCAGGAGGAGAATTGAGAGGCAGGGGAGAATACCTATCCTCGTTGAACTTGGTCATCGGAGTCTTCACATAATCAAAATCTAGGGTAGCCCAACGCTTTAATTTGTACACAGGAACTTCTACAAAGATGCCCGAATTTTGGCGATTGATGTAGAAGAAGGACACATCGTCCGAAGTGCCACCAAACCTAAATTGACCTGTAACCGAGTACATAGAGTGGAAAACCGTATCACCGTATATCTGCATATACTGGGACAAGTCGTAGGCTCCCCTAGTATTGGTAATCACCCGCATCGGCACAGTCACTAGGGTGTTAGATAAATCCACTTGGAATTTATTGCCGAAATTGTCGGCATAATCCTTTACACCGCCCTCGTCACATTCAATGGTTGAAATCTTGGTCTCTTTGCTTACATTACATTCGGAGGCGTAGAGTTTGCCTATAATCTGCATCTTGGAGATTTCTGCATTAGACGGCAACTCAACCGTTTCTGCCACCAACTTCTGTATGGTGCCCTGTATAAACTCCAAGTCCTCGGAATCGCTCCCAATTTCTTCCATATGGGCTTTTAGCGGAGCGGACTGAATAATCAAATTCAGTGTGTCCCTGTAATACTTGCCGTTCTGTATCGGAACAGAAGTAACATCGGGAATCAATTCTGCAACCCCGCCAATGAGCAACTGCATATAGGTGGAATTGCAGATGCCCTTCACAAGTTCAAAGGTGGGCACAATATCCACAGAACCGTCTGCCCACTTGATTTCCACCAAGCCCTTGTCTTCGTGACCCTCTGCGGGGAATATATCATACAAGGCATAAAGGAAAGCCTTTATGTCAAATTGCATTTCACGAAAAGTGCGGGTGGCGGTATGGGCGTTAATCATTAAGCGAACTCCAAAGCGTAGGTAACTTTTCTAGTAGTAGTGCTACCGCTAGTTTCGGTCTTGTCTATACAATTTACAATATAGCGAACACAGGAATAAGCAGGAATAGTCGTCAAGCCCCCAAAAGTGACAGTAGGAGTGTCACTACCATTGGTGTACTCAAGAGTCATAGTCCTGTATATCTTCCATTCCCTGTCCTTGGTTTGGTAATAAACTTCCTTACCAATATCCGAGGATGCAAAAGAAGTAAGCCACCATATCCCATCGGCACTTTCGCTGCTATTAGGAGTATAAGCACCTGTCGGGAACGCCATCAAAGCAGCGAACTGATACGCCATTTGGTTAAAAGACACAGGAACAAAATTACTACTATTCGGGGGAGCAACATAGCATCTTGTGTTTGCGGGAGTATAAGCATTGATAGACTTTATCCCGAAGATGGAAGACTTGAAATCGGTAAACTTGGTATTACCCTGCAATACAATCACATCGGGCACAGACATAGCAGCCTGCAATTCCGATGGAGTGTCTGCCTGCGAGAACCCCAAGTCAGCAGGGGTAAGACACCCGCTACCTGCGTTCATATTCCAATCGGAACCGTTCTTCACAAGAAGACTAGCAGCATCATCTATAGTGACATTGTTGCGATAAAACACATTGCGAACAGCCTTCGGAGCAAACTTACGCACACCGAGCGACAACAGATTGTCACAGGTAAGAGTGCCGTTCACATTCAAGGTTTCTGTTCTCACATTCTTGGCTTTAAGAGTCCCTACTTCCAATTCTGCGAAGTTCATTGAATCAAAACTAACGTTGCCACCCTTAATGGATGTCTTGCCCTCAATGGAGCGGATGGTAGCCGATTCAGCCGTAAGAACCTTTGCAAAGCACTTCTCAATCGTAGAAGAAATAAGTTTGCTACAGGACACCGAGACCGCATTGCCCTTGCTATCGGTGACACACAGGTTGCCTGCGGAATCCACAGACAACTTCACCTGCTTGCCCGAAGAAGTTTGACCGCCCAACAGGATTTCTTCAAACTTGCCATTCTTGTAATTCGTAATGAGGTCAAGAACAGAGTTTACGGTAATGGTGTACTTACCCATATTAAAGGTGACAGGCTCCATTCCATTGAGCAAAGCCTTCAACTTCAATATGAGTTCAACGAAGTCGTCATTAGCCGACTTCATCACCTCAAGGGTAGAAGAAGCATCTACAATACTAGCCATTAAGCACCACCTGTAAGTTCGGGAACCTGTTCAAGAAGGTTCACAAGATTCTGTCCCAATGCAGCCCACACAAAGTAAGTCACAGAGTAAGCGTACGGGATTGTCCTCATAATGTAGCCGTTAGCATCGTTCGGGTTATACACAATCTTGAGGTGAACCGCATTTTGATTTGGGTTCGTGTTCACGAAAGTAACCATCGTATAATGCTGTCGGGTCTGTGAAATTTGGTCGGCAAAAGCGGTAGAAGGCGAAGTAATGCGGATGGTATAATCCGTAGCGTAGCCTGCATTCCCATCGGGTGCCCACCCCAAATAAATCACACGCTCCAACTGCGTCATAGACACAGATATGTCAGTATTATCGGGCAGGCAAACCGTCCGCAGTTCGTTACTGATAAATTGAGCATAACTACGCCACCCCTGTACATTCTTTTCGTATTCATCCTCGCCTACATCGTGCCAAGCCTCACTGGTTCGGCTAGTAGAGTCAATCGTGCCATTGACACGATAGGCGGTAAAACGAATATCTTTGACCTTCGGTCTATCCAATGACAAGCCTTTAATGAGGTCATTGCGAATCTTCGCAAGGTTATCTACCTTATGAACGCCGTTAGACAGGGTGATTTCCACGGTGCGGGCTGTTTCCGTATCGCAAATCAAATCCCACTTTGTCACAATCTCTGCCACGTCGCTCTGCGACTCTGCGAGCAACTTCAAGGCAGCAGCGAAATCAACGATGGAGTGAGGTACATTAGTCATAGGTCATTTCCTTGTTCCAAGATTTTCTTCAAGCGACACAGAAAGCATACTAGGTGGCACATAGGTAGCCGAAGGCAATTCAAGCCTAACTTCTTCCTTCGGATTATCCACAGACACCAATCGCAGGGTGACATACACAGACGACAGGTTGTAAGTTTCTGTGAGCAAGGAGTTAAGGGTATCTGCCTCTAGCACCTTACCTACATTATAGCAGATGTAGTCTTCAATGGTCTTATAGACCTGCTGTTGCATAGTGTACGGAGCCGTGTATTTCACACCAACTTCCACACCTACCTGTCCGAGCGGTTCCACGACCACAGAAGTAAATCCGAGTTTTCCCGCTATGTTGAAGTAGCCCTTAATCTCGGATTCAAAGATGGACTGCGTGAGTTGTTCGTAGTCATCAAACTTGTAGCTCAAATTGTAGGTCTGCCCTGTAGTGTCATCGTCATCCAACTCGTAGGCATCTTCACGGGTAGCCCAAAAGCGGTCTTCGCTATAAAGTGGGACATCATCTTCGCTTCCAGGTTCAACCGTCTGCCCGCCATCACGCAAAGCAAGCCAAAGTTTCTTCGTACCCGAATGATACACCACATCGCCTTGGTAATAAACGCCGTGTTCATTCCAATACCTGCGGTTCTTCATCACAAGACCCGAAAGCACGATAGTTGCGTTGTCGTACACACAAGCAGAGGGGTAATACTTATTATAAACCTGCGACAAAGCATCACCTTTAGCAAGTTCCATAAAGAATGCCCATCCCCGCTTTGCAGAAGGATAGCCCCTGTAGTTCGGGTCTGTGCAGATATACACATTACCACCGTGGACAGCCATATCGCCCGGGTTGTATTTCTTGTAAGTGCTAAACTTATAGCGGTCAAAGAAAATTCTTTCCTTGGACTTCCTGCCGTACTTGGCATCAAGGTAGCCTTGATACAGGAGAGACAGGGTTTTCCAAGTGGACCAGTTATACTCTCTGCGAGCAAAACACGACTTGACAAAGGGCACCTTGTTTACTTCCGTAACCAAATCCCTCTCGTCCGTAATCTTGCTTGCAGCGAAAAATTCAGCGATGGCACGGGAACGCAGGGTAGTAGCGGAATCGCCTGTGTTCATCGGGGACAAAATCGGGGTGCTTTCCCCATTCACCAAGATTTCGGAAATGTCCTTATTGAACTTGATAGACGAATGGTCCACAGGTGCAAGACTTTCGCACTTCACATAGGTAACAATGACCTGCCGAATCGGAGCCTTACCCTGCTTATTATACCCCTTACCAAAGATTTCACCGTCACCGAGGGTCAAGGTCATCCCACGAGGAGTATGCTGAATCAAACCCGCCTTGGAGTTATCGGGCATACTCAAGAGTTCGTCAAGCGACCAAGCCAAATCCAAATAGACAGGCGGTTCGTCATTGTCCATTTCCAACTTGACTTCAACGGATTCCGACCACACAGACTTGTAGGTTTCACCGATGTAGATAGGGGCAAAGATGCCCGGAGTGTAACCATCAAATCCCGAATCAATGGTCTGTTGAACATAGTCACCCGCACAATACAGGGCTTCGTATTCCGTCCCTTGGTCGGAGCCTTCAACGTGACCTGTTGCGTTAATCTTGAACACGACAAGATTGGTCTTGGTGCCATCCTTCAAAGCGATGGTGCCCAAAGAACTCCATCGGGTATAAGACCTCTCCGACCAAAAGCGGAACGGAGTAGCATCATTGATTTTCGGGGGAGTAATAGACTCAATACTATTCAGCAAGACACCTTCTGCGAGTTTAAGCAGGTAAGAGTCGTTGCTATACAGGACATCCATATTAAGCAGGTGGGTCGCTGCACGGGCTGTAACCGCATCAAGACCGTAAGTGAGCATCTGCAAAAATGAACGGGTCTGCTGCCCGAACACAGCGGAATCCTTATTGAGCGTGGCTGCGGAACGCCCCAACCTCTCCTGTAAAGACAGGTTAGCCAAGGCGAAATGGTCAAAAAATTGTTGTGCCATAAATACCTCTAAACTATCGCAGACACTTCAAAGGTCTCATTTCCAAAAGTAAGTTGCAAGTCCACTGTAAAGCGGTCGTCCCCCATCGGGGATATGACATCTATGCCCACAATCTCGTCTTCACGAACAACCTGCGAGCGAATAAGAATGTCGTGGATTTTATTCTTAACCGCCTCAACCCCATCAAAATCCGTAAACTCCCCGATGGCATCCCCAAGACTAGGGATAGGGGGGTCCGTATAGCCCAAGTCCCCGAAAGCAAGGATGGCACACTTGCAAGCCTGCAAGCGTTCCCTGCTTCCAACTACAAGAAGTTCATTGGTCCCATTGTAATCGTGCGAAAAATCCATACCGTAAATATATATATTTTACGGTCGGAATGAACTACCCACACACGGAAGACGCGTGGGTTTCACACATCCTAGTATGTATGGTTTCCGAGGCTGCTCCCCTAATGGGGTTCATAGAATCCTTGGCGTAAATTTCGGCTGTCCGAGCCGTATTGTTTAACTTGAATGCGAACTTCTTGATGTTGTTCGCTGCGAGCAAATCCCGATGATTCACAGAACCACAGGAAGGGCAAGTCCACACCCTGTCGGACAATTTGAGTCCGCTGTGGATATAACCGCAAGAACACATCTTACTAGACGGTTCAAACCGACCTATGCGGATAATGTTCTTACCGTACCATTCAGCCTTGTAGTCCATATAGGCATTGAAGGTATAGATACCAATATCCTGTATAGCCTGTGCAAGCCTGTTATTTTTAACCATATTGCTTGCGGACAGGGTTTCAAGGCAGATAGTGTCATAGTGGTCTATCAAATACTTGGTGGTCTTGTGTAGGAAATCCTTGCGTTTGTTCGCCACTTTCTCGTATTGGCGGGCGAGCAACTTTACCGCTTTCTTTCGGCTGTTGCTACCCTTCTTCTTGCGAGAAACGGAGCGTTGCAAACGCTTGAGTTTCTTCAAGGCTTTCTTCAAGTATTTGGGGTTCTGTATTTCAGTTCCGTCACTCAATGTGGCAAATGTCTTGATGCCCAAGTCCACACCGACCGCTTTGTTCTCGTCTATCGGTGCTTTAGTTGGTAGGGTATCTTCGGTTTCCACAAGAATGGATATGAAATACTTACCCGTTGGTGTCCTGCTTACTGTGCTTGTCTTAATCTTTCCGCTAAATTGTCTATCAAACCTACATTTTATGCCTTCCTTGAACTTCGGCAAGAACACCCGCTTGGCATCATAGTCCACCGTGGTATTCTGCGGAACTTGGAAGGATTGCCTGTTGTCGTGCTTGGACTTGAACTTCGGGAAGCCCTTCTTCTCCTTGAAGAAGCGTGTGAACGCCATATCCAAGTTCAACAGGGCTGCTTGGAGCGAGAGTGAATTGACCTCGGAGAGCCATTTGGTCGCCTCGGCTTTCTTCATCTTCGGCAGGTCTGCCTGTATGGTGAAACGGGACACGCTTTTCTTGGTTTCGGAGTAAGACTTTATTTTCCGTTCAAGCCCATAGTTGTAGATGTATCGGGCACACCCGAAGTGCTTGGCTAGAAGCACTTCCTGGGCTTTAGTCGGATAGAGCCGATATTTGTATGCCTTCAACATCATAGCCTAAATATACACTATTCTTTAATGAAATACAAGTGCTTTCTCTAAAAGGCTATAAGTTTCTGCTTATGAGCAATTCAACCCACCCCACTGAAGATGGGTGGGATTTCTTGCCCACTCCGTTAAACCTCAAAGGAACTCTTATTCGGGTATTTACCCGCTAGGTAATCCCTTGTAAACTTGACATTCTTACCTGTGGTATCGTTGAAACACACCACTTGGCGGGTATCGGCTTCGGCAAACATTTCCTTGGAGAAGGTGGGCATTTCAAAATAACCCTTATGCGGGAACTTGTCGCTATGGACAGACATACCACTGATGTTCTGTGCCATCATCAAAAGCATATGGTTATAATCGTGGTCCCTTCGCCACTTGCCCAAACCCTTGGAAATCTTGTCCCATTCTTCATCCAAGAATGTCTTACAGAACTCGGCATTATACACTTGGAACAAGTGGTGCCAATGATAGTAAGGCAGGGGCTTGGCGTAATGCTCAAGGACTAACTTGTGCCCATTGGTCAAGGTCTTGCGGAATTGATTGAAAGCCCCATAAGCATCATGGCTCTCAAAGAAAGCAAGAGGCTTGCCATCCTGTTCAAAGCACGAATCATCCACAGGGGCATTGACATACATATCATCGTTGGACAGAATGAAGTTTCCCTTCAAATCCAATTCCTTGATGGCACAGAGTTCAATAGTGCTACTATTAAAACAAGGTCTGTGCTTGGCGGGAATATATTCATCGTGGTAATGCACCACGATTCGGGGGTCATCCTTACGCAAGAATGATGGGAACTGTGAAGGTTGCATCAAGAGCAAGTGAACCTTTGTCAAGGACTTGTAGTTCTGCTCTAGTGCCCTCCACCAATACTTGAATAGACCGTGTGAGGAATACCTACGGCGAAATGGCACGAAGAAAATCTGCCGTGCCTTTTCATTCTTGGGGTGTAAGTTCTTCGCCTTTAGGAAGACATCAAGCCAAGCATCATCATCGGATTCCACGAATGGAATGACAATATCCATATAAGCCCTATCCTACTATAAAATGTAACATTTAATTCAAAATCCACCCATAAAATCTTTGTTAGACGCACTATGAACTACCCACACGCCAACGTGTAGGCTTCCTGCTTCATAGAACCATTACTTTTTAGGTCTATTACTAGACGGTCATCCATAGGCGGGTTCTCTACAGGCTTAAATTTGGGTCGTTCCGACCCTATATCCAAGATTCTCAAACCTTCATCAAGTATGTTCTTTGCAGCATTTATATCCCTGTCGTGGATAGTATGACAGTTAGGGCATATCCACTCACGGACATTCAAGCCCATATTGTTCATAGTATGTCCGCAACACGAACATTTCTTACTGCTAGGACTCCATCTATCTATCACTACAAGTTTACGCCCATACCAATCGCACTTGTATGACAGCATAGACCGTATCATTGAGAACGAACAATCCGATATGGACTTGGCTAGACTATGGTTTTTGAGCATACCACGAACATTCAAGTCCTCTATGCAAATTATGTCGTTCTCACGGACTATACGAGTCGTGAGTTTATGAAGGTAATCTTTTCTCTTGTTGCCTAGTTTCTCATAGGCGGTAGCAAGTTTAATCCGTGCTTTCTCACGATTCTTGCTTCCTTTAGATTTCTTTAAAAGAATTTTCTGTAAATGCTTTATACGCTTTTCGGAGTGCTTCAATAAGTGCTTGTTTTCAAACTTCTCACCATCGGATGTTATAATCAAATCTTTAACACCCAAGTCAAGTCCTACACAACTACCTGTATGTGCGTATTCCTGTATTTCAACGTCACAGCACACACATACAAAATACTTGCCTGTGTTCGTCCGCTTGATTGTAAGGTTTCGGATTTTCTTGATACCTGTAAGGTCTAAATTCTTGTAGCCTCTAAACCTAACCCACTTGATTACAGGTATGAATATCCTGTTACCCTTGAATAGCCTGTCGGATGTATTAGGCATTGACGTGTTATGGTAAGTCCCTGTGTGTGTCTTTTTCTTGAATTTAGGAAACCCTACATTCCCACCATTCTTCAACGACCTAAACCAATTCTTGAAAGCCGTTTCCACTTCTATTCTTGCATAATTAAGGCAACGGCTGTCCACGTCTTTCATCCACGGGTAAAAGTCTTTTAATGAACTCCAATTAGGGTGGAAATCCTTAACACCGTAATCACGATACAGGGTAATCTTCGTATTCAGCATAGCGTTGTAGGCTACACGTTCGGCACCGATGCACTTATTAAAGAACACCGCTTGTGCTTTTGTAGGGTCTAACCTTAACTCTATACCTTTTGTGATTACCATAAAAACAAAAAATCCTGCCATTAGTTGCGGTAATGACAGGATATGCCCTTACAGGCTTTTCTGAAACTTTCCCTTGTTATTGGAACCGCAACTTTCTAATAACTTCTGCACTAAATATACATAAATCTTTTTTAAAAAGCAAGTATTATCTTGCCATCCCAATCGTAGGTCTCGGCTACTTCTTCGTGAAGACCCATCGGCAGGAAACAGATGGCTCCAAAATCCATCCCTGTCTTGATTTCGGGGTCGCCGTGACAACTTTCAACGCAGTCGCTGTAGGTCGGGCGAAACATCGTGCAGGGAGGCATTTGAAGTAATTCTTCTTTATTGACAAATCGCATTAGGCACCTTCTTTGATTAGTAAATTGTTCATCGCTTGGACAAATCGTTCAACAGATACAGACAAATCACCATCATTGAGAATGCAGGCATCCCAAGGAGCAAGTTCTTCAAACCGAGTAAACTGCTCGTCCTCGTCTGCACTTCTTTTCTGCCAAGTGGAACTATCCCCATTTCGCTTGTTAGCCCGATGTTCACGAATGGTTCCGTCTGCCTTGACATAGACCACCCGCATATTGAACTTGTCCTTGAACTTGGAGCAATAGTAATAGCCATTCGGGTCAATGATATAGAAGATGGTGTCCCCATCAAGGCGTTCAAGCATTTCAATGGTGGAGCAATAGCGATACCCTGTCTCGCCTATCTGTGTGTAGGCAAAGATGGTTTCACGCTCCAATAATTCATCAAACTGGGTCTTGGTGAGGAAGGTGTGTTCTACACCTTCGGTTTCGGTAGAGCGAATCGGTCTGTCTGTGTAAGAGGGGACAGAAACAATCTTGTGGGAATCCTGCAAGACTTCTGTTGCAGCCCTTACAATGGTGTCCTTGCCTGCACCCGAACGACCAATAACAAGTATCAAATTTTTCATTGGATTGTCCTATTAGTTTGCCAAGAAATATGGATGATGGCTTCCCTGTGCTTTTCATCGGGAATAATGCTGAATCCACGGGACCGCAGGGATTCCTTGACGGCGTTGCGGTTTTTCTTTGCATCCACAGGGTCACTAAATCTTGAATCAAACAGAGAAGTATCTACATACACGTCGTTCTTGCGGTTATGAGCAGCCGAGTCCACAACCTTGAGGGTGTGGTATAGCAACTTGTCCGAGAGTTTCCGCATTTCCTTGTGGAAGTGCTTCTGTGCTTTTTTAGACACTAACTGTGCTTCGGCACAGGAATAGTTCTTTATCCTGTTCCTGCGATACCGCCAAAGCAGTATTGCCCCGATGGACAATACCGCTATAAGCAATGCCGATGGAATCCCGATAATCCAAGACATACAATCCCCTACGGTTCGTAGTCACCGAGGATTACAGGGTGGACTATGACATCTGCGTTGGCACAATTGGTGTATTCAATGACTTGGTAGCCCGGAGTCGCAATGGGATTGCATCCCTTGGAATACGGGTCAATTTGACACTGGATGCCCGGGCAGGTGAACATAGTCATCCACCCGCAATCCACCTGTGACCAATGATGGAAATGTCCGCAGAAGTAATTCTTTGCATAGGGTTGCACTCGGCTTTCAAATTCTGCGGGCATCACATTGTCGGTGCCCACCATAAAGCGGTGATACAGGCGTTCGGTGCGGAACGGCTTATGCGTAAAAATCATCGCGTCATCGGCATACCACAAATGATTTTTAGTGTAGGCTGCAAGTTTGGCGATGCCCTTGTATGGTTCTTCGGTGCCCGAATCCAACAGGACAATTACCTTGCTACCGACCTTGATAACGTGGCATTGACTACCGATGTCTTCAAAGCCCTTCGGCTGTTCGGTGCTATTCCAACTTTTCACAGGCAGGCAATCTGCAACTTCGGTAAGAATCTGTCGGTTGTCGTGGTTGCCCGGAGTTACAAGCACAGGGGCACTCGGAGAAACGCACAGGCTCAAGGCATCGCTAAAGATGTCTTCATAGCGGGTAGCCTTGGTCGTGTCGTCCACATTGGGGTCGTCATCCACAAGGTCGCCTGTAATAATCACCGCATCGTAACCCTTCGGGTTGCGGGCTTTTGCGTGCTTAACTACGGTAGCCCACTGATTAGCGGTATTGAATTTGCCATCATAGTCAGCACCATAATGGATGTCGGAGAGTTGTAAGATTTCCATTTTATTCCTCGGTATTTAGATGGTTGTCCACCCATTCTGTTCCACACAGAACATCTATGGCGTAGTACATACCTAACTCAAAACCCTTGCCAAATGAATGGCGGTCAAGGGATGGGTCTTTTGCACTTTCGCATCGGAAATCACTGCTACCTTCTCGGAGCGTTCGGTATTTCTTGATGTGTGCAAGGAACTCCTTGATTTCTTCTGCCGAAATTTCCATAGACTACTTTTTCTTGGTCTTGGGAGCGTTAGCCTTGACAAGAGTAAGGGTGTTATTCTTGTAGATGCACTTGTCGCCATAGCCTGTCGTGATTTCAAACTGTTTAAGGGTATTGAACGGCTTGCCTACGACATCCACAACTACATCGGTAGTACGAACCATATTGCAGACCTCCTTGAACATCAATTCACCGAGTTCGTCAAGAGCCGTAGTGCCATAGCTTCCCTCCGAGAAAGCCTTGAGGTCGGCTTGGTAGGTGACGTTCAACGTGTCCTGCTTCTTGCCCACCGAGAGGGTAAGCGGAATAAGCATTTCCACCTTTTCTGCGGAACGCTCCTTGATTACAGCATTGGTATAGAGGGCAAGAGCGTGGACACACAGGTTGCCCACTTCGTAAGATGCAGTGTCCTGCTTGGGGTTTATCTTGGTCATAAGAATTTCCTTTTTGGTTGGTATAATAGTATATAGCACCTAGACTACTTTTTCACAGGCATACTATCGGGGATTAGCGACCAATGGGTTATGTTATCTAGGCGTGTGCCATCGGGTCGGTGCCAAGTCTTGTTACGGCGGTCGTAGATGCCTTCTTCCACAAAGCCATCGGATGTCCTTGCCAATACCTTGGCGACTTCCTTGCTTGGGGTTCCCCAAGTTACGGAAACCCATTTGACTGTTCTATGCTCTTTTGCGAAATCTTCTCTGTTGTTCATATTCTCTCTTTTAGTGTGAAAAGTTTACCCTTGGGGACGGCTCGGCAAGCCACAGGTGTTTAAGGACATATCGGGAATGATTGAGTTAATCAAGATACCCCTATGGTATCTGTCCCCGAAGGGCGAAATTCTAGGCTTTCTTTAGATTCAGTTGTTCCTTGAGTCTTGCGTTTTCGTCAAGCAGGAGGTCAATGACCGCAGAATTGTCGGTGTGCGGGATGCTTTGAAGTTTCCATATTTTGTCTTTAAGGTTGCGGACTTCTTCCCGCAGGCTCTCAATGCAGGAATCCTTGAGGACAGAAGTTTCCTGCAACTTGGCATTGCGGTTCTTCAAGGTAGCATTTTCACTCTGCAACTTTTGAATGAAGTTATCTACGCTGCTATCAAAGTTTTCGGAATCTATCTTGCTCATAATCTTGTCTATCTCTCGGTTGAAGGCATCCCTGTCCCTGCGATACAGGTCTGCGATTCGCATACATTCTTTCTGTGCGATGTCCAATTTTGCGAGGATGCGTTCATATTCTTCATAGGGAACCGTTTGAAAAAGGGGTCTAGCGTCTGTCACTTGTAGTGTCCTTGGTTTGGTTGGATAATGGGCAAGGCGGGACTTGAACCCGCAGGACATTTCTGCCAGCAGATTTTGAGTCTGCCGTGTTTACCAATTTCACCACTTGCCCGTGGTGCCGACTCTTTAAGGCGGTTCGGCTTACCCATTCCCTCTCAACGGAAACTCTATCGCTTGCGGACAAGGACGAGGCGATTGACCGCATTCTTTTCCGCAGGTTCTACAGATACCCCGAACTTGGTTCCTGCATCGCACAACCTACCGCTAGGACACAGGACACCCAACTTGCCATCCGCTCGGAGTGCCCAAGTTCCCATAAGCATTTCGCTTGCAGGATTTTCGGGGGTGATGTCTTCCACCATCACAGGTCGCCATTGGGCGTGGAATTTTTTGATAATTCTTTCCGCAGCAACTTCTGTGTAGTAGGCGTGTCCCTCCGCTACCAAGAAACTCACTCCGGGCATATCGTCATCATAGCAGGTTTCTTGATACTTGGGACCATCAATCTTCGGGTAAATATAGGATTTTATCATCGTGTGAAGGGAACGACAGGCATAATCAAGGGCACCTGTAATCCTTAATAATTTGTTCTTGTCAATCCCCTCCATAGTTCCTGCGACATCGTTAATCATTTTCTTGTTAAACTGTAATTTTTGCGATAAACTTTTGAGTACACACACTTTCTTCATAAACACCTCTAATTCCTATATAGCACTATCGTAAGCACCTGTTCATATCACGCAGGGCTTTAAGGCGGGCTTTGGTGAACTTGACACCCTTAACCATACGGAGTGCTACATCCATAAACTGTTCCTCAAATTGGAGCATATCGCTAGTGTCATCCCGCCTGCCCGCCATTCGGATTTCCATTTGGGCTTCTGTAGCGGTACGGATGACAAAAGGCTTCTTTTGGAACTCACGGGTAAACGAGTTCCAAAATTCTCTTTTAGAATTGTAAATAAAAACCATTGTCAAGACCCTTAATAGGTGAAGGTTTGCAGGAGGTATTTGGACAGGTCAAGATTCTCGTCCCTGCCCTTCTTAATCGGGCTAATCACACTCGCCTGCACAAGAGCCTTGTAAGTGGCGACAGGAATCTTGTGGAGTTCATCAAAGCGTTCTCGCCACCGAGCCTTCTTTCTGTTCTGCGGGAGGGTGACAGTCGCCATTGTGATGGGAGCGGGCATCTTGCCATCAAGGTAGTTCTTCAAGATGCCGTGGAGTCCACGCCAAGCATTCTGCACGCGTGCAAGACTCCATCCGCAATCCCGATAGACTTTCCTGTAGAGGTAACAAGGGTCATAGATGCTTCTAGCCCTCTGCATTGCCCTGGTAAGATTCTTGCGGGGTTCCCTCTCAAACCTACCCTCGCAGAAGTCCTTGAACACTCGCAGGGAATCGCCACGCAGAGCACAAATGTAGGGAATAAGTTCTTCGGGGTAGTCGTGGGATTCACCGACATTGCCCGCAAGATTGTCGCTATAGTCTTTGAGAAGGCTTTGGCTCACCGCATCGGAAATATCAATCGGGTCATCTTCGGGTTCCCTTGCCACATCCTGTGCAAGTTTCGTGACCGTAATCGCCTGCGGGTTTCCGAGGTGCTTCATCGTGCAAGGTCCGTGGATTTCCTTCCTAACGACCATATTGAGCGATTTCAACTTGTTTCGGAGCCAAGTTTCAAAGGAGGCTACTTTCCCATTAGCCCCTTTCTTTTCGGGGTCATAGGTGAGGCAGGCTTGGCAAAAAACTAATTGAGCCTGTAGGTACAGGTCATCGGCAAGTTCGGGGAAATTGTAGGCGTATTTGTTCACTACACTTGTGATTACACCTGCGTACTTGAAGTAAAGTTCGTCAGTGGGTTTCAAAAGTTCCTCGGTTAAACAGGTTCGGTCTTATTTGGGTTGTAGGTTAAAAGTAATAAAATACCTAGTTGTGGGCAAGGTATTTGTAGCATAAAAATTGTTTACTTGTTCGGGTGGTAGTAGCCATCATCGTTAAGAGTCCTCGCCTGTTTCGCTAGAATCTCGCAGGCTTCTTCGGGAGCGACTTCACGCACCCGCATCCCGACTTTACGCATCGGGGGATATTCGGGGTAAGGACAGAAGACAGTAGTTTCCATCGTGAACGGATTCTTCACCGCATCCTTAAAACTTTCCTGTTCGGAAACCTGTAGGAATTTTTCCCATAGCATCGGGAGTTTTTCTCGGTATCGGACTTTGCCATCTTCCACAACGGTGTAATAGACAAACACCTGTGTTTCGCTCGGTTCTACACGAACATCCACAACCGACAGGCGTTTTTCATCATACAACCCACGGGAGTGAATCTCACTTCTCAAGATATATTCACCAAGTCGGTCGGCTGTTTGGTAAACCTCGCAGAGTTGTGACCGCAGGTGAGAGCAGAAGGCTTCATCTATTTCTTGCATTAGACCTCTATACGGCGGTAAAAACCGCTCACAATCTTGTAGTTGTGGTTCTTCATAAAGTTGTGGATGTGGCACCATCGGGCATAGGAACACCTGTAGATTCCATACAGGTCATTGTTGGGTTCCACCCTGTAAACCTCGTCTTCTACAGACACCTCGGTTTCGTTCGGGCGAATGAACTCAATATGGATTTGGAATGCGGGTATTCCCATAATAGCCTCGGTTACTTCTTGAGTTGTTGCATTAAGATTTCCAAGGAATACTTCTCCTTGCCATCCGACTTATAGAAGGCTCGGATATTCACGCCGTTAAACCCTGCCCAATAGGTTGCCCCGATACACCCGAACTTGCCACCGTCAATCGTGATGTGCGAAGTTCCATAGGTGGTTCCCTTGAACACACCCAAGCGGGACATAGTTTCCATCACATTGGAGTTGCGATAGTTGCACTTTGCAAAGAATTTTTCAACTTCGCCTGCAACTACTTTTTCCATATCTTCTTGGGTTTCGTAGGTTGCCTGTTGCAGCCCTTCAATCATATCGGGATGATGGGTGTAGATGGCGACAGAATAATTAGGAGTCATAGGGCTATCCTTGTTTGTGGTTGTCTTGATGTCCCTAATATAACAAATTACCTACCTGTTGTCAATAGGAAAATAAGATTTTTATAAAAAAACAGGCTATCCGTTGTAATCGGATAGCCCTGTGCGGAGCCGTACTCCTACTCAATGCGTGGGCAAAACACTCTAATTGCCCTGTGGCACTGCCACCGCTAGAGTCCTACAGAGTCGGACAGGGTAGCCCTTGCGGACTATAACACCCCGCAGTGCGGTAGTTGCCATTCCTTACCCCGAATCGGCTTTTGGGTGTATGCCTACCCTCATACACTAGGTCCCAGGCTCTACATAGCCCCCTTCTCCTGCATCGTTTCAAACATAGTTATCGGCAGGGTCGCCAAGGCAGCCAAAGCCCAAGAGATTTCTTCTTGGGTTATTTCTCCCGATTCTACCATCTTGCGAGCAGTCTTCACAGGAGTTCTTGTCTTGACGAGGGCATTCAATTTCTTCCACAATTTCAAAGTATTCATAATCCTTAAATTAGAAAGTAGCAGGGTACTAGACCCTACTACTTACAATATAGCACAATACTATGTTACTTTGCTTCGGCAGGCTGTTCTACAGGTTCCTCGGCAGGTTGTTCCACAGGGCGGGTGCCATACTTGGAGGGTCGCTTGGTCGCAATAGCGTCTTCGTGTGCTTCCCACTTTTCACGCACTCTCTGTGTGAGTTCTTCTGCCATTTCGGGGTTATCCTCGCAGAGTTTAATGAGTTCGTCACGGGAGTATTCCTCACCGAACTCCTCGTCAAAGGATGCCTTGCGTTCGGGATTCTCTGTAGCCCACCCGATAACCCAATCCACCGTAAGAGAATTGCTTCCCTCGGTAGCTTTGCGGTCTGCCTTGCAATCGGCTGTCCATTCATTCTTGTCCAACCAATCCTTGAGATTAGCCATCGTCTTTTTCTTGGCGTTGGCACTCCAAGCAATAGCATTAGCCCTCTTGAGAGAGAGTTCGCCACTATCGCCTCGCAGGTCAAAGAGGTAGTCAATGTTGGAGCCAATGTTGTCAATGCCGTAGTCAAAGTAGGCGGTGTAAATGACTTCACGATAGGGGCGAGGAGTCTTTGCCTTGGTAGTGGTAGCCTTGACCACCACACCCACCTTCGTGCCTTCACGCTCAATCCAACCGAGCCTAGAGACCTTCAAGCGGGTATGGCAATAAAATTCCATCGCATCGCCATTGCTTGTCTTTTTCTTCGGGGCGAAGGATGCAGCACCGATATTGGAGCGGGTCTGCGAAACAATAATGAGGGTGGTCTTTTTCTTTTCAAGAGCCTTGTGCTTTGTACGGAAAAAGTCCTGCGACAAGAACTTTGCGATTTGGGCACCGAAATCGCCTTCATCCGAGACTTCCTCACCCTTGGCTTGCTTGGCAGCACGAGCAGCCTCTTTTTTCTTGATAGTCTTACTTGCGAGACCGTCAAGGGAATCCACCGCATAGATACCATAGGTTCCTTCGGGCATCCAATTAAGCATATTGGTGAGTTTGCCATCCATTTCTTCCACAGTTTCGGAATCGTGGAATGTGTACGGACCAATCTTGCGGGTTTCGGGGTGCAAATCCACACCATACAAGTACATAGTCTTGAAGGTATCGCCTGTTTCGGAGTCATCCGATTCCCAAACAAAGTTAGCCTTCGGACCGCCCATCTGCCAATAAGTAGAGGCAATCATTTCGTTCTTGATGAAGGTCTTGCCCGCAGAGCTATCCCCCCAAATTTGGATGATGACACCGAACGGCAAGCCATACACACCTTTATCACCGCCTACGAGAAGGTCAAGCAGGTCGCTCCCCATACGGACTCTAGGTTCTTCGGCTATGACACCGAAATCTTCTTTCTTTTTAGCCATAATCTGTCCTTGGTAAAAAGGGGCGTTAGCACAGAGCCAACGCCCCCTTGTTGTTTACGGGTAGTTATTACTTACGATTCATCCTACGACGGCAGGCATCGCACTTGGACCAAATGGGGTCGGGGCAACGGCTACAAAGCGGTTGGCGTTCGCAGTCCTTACCATATTCATAACCATTCGGACATTCGCCTTCGGCTGCTTCACGCTTCGGGGCTTCTGCCTTCTTTTCCACCTTCTGTGCAGGCTGTTCGGCTTCTTCGTCAAACGGCATCGTAGGAGCCTGTTCTTCGGTCTTGCGGACAGTTTCCTTGGAGGAATCCTGTTCCACAGCACCCTTGCGGGAATTACGGCGTGCAGCGGTGTAAGGGTCGGCAGAGGTGTCAATGTCAAAGTCGCCTTCTGCGGGAGGTTCGTTGTCCTTGAAGCGGGCACTCGGCTGTTCGGCTTCGGGTTCGGCAACAGGACGACGGCGGGTCGGAACAGGGGCTTCCTGTTCTTCTTCTGCGGGTTCTGCCTGCGGACGACGGCGGGTCGGTGCGGGTTCTTCGGCTTCTTCGGCAACAGGGCGACGACGGCGAGCAGGAGCCTGTTCTTCATCGCTATAGTCGGCAGGTGCGTTGTCACGGAAACGAGCGGTCGGCTGTTCGGCTTCGGCTTCCTGCGGTTCTTCGGCACCTTCTTCGTCATCTTCGGGGTCGCCAAAAAGAGCAGCCTTGAGCTGGTCATATGTCTTAATGACCATCATAGAGTCAAGGGACGGGCACTTTTCAAGAATTTCATCGCTGATTTCTTCAACGCGTTCGTTGAACTCAAAGTTTGCAGCCTTCTTGAACTTTCTGCCATCGCCCATAGATTCTTCGTTGACGGAGAAGGAAACCACCTTACCAACCTTCACATCGGGGTCGGCAAAGTTCACCACACCCTTACCACGCAGGCAGGAGGTAGCACGGCTCTGCAAGTCCTTGGAGAATACTGCGTGAGAGACTTCAAACACCATCGGTTCTTCGCTCTTTGCGTGGAAGGTGTCGGTAAGTTCCTGCACAAGATAAACACACTTACGCTTGGCGAACAAGTCCTTTGCTTCCTTCTTGGTCTGCGGATTCTTGTTCAATTCGTCTGCGTATTCACAAATCGGGCAGGGAAGACCGAAATTCTTCTTCGGGCAGATGTAGTCGCCATTGTTCGGTCCGATGCGGGTATGAACCATAAGGTCAAGCACATAGTCGGGGTCGCCAATGTTGGCGTGCTTGGCAACGACTTCGGGATGTTTCTTGGAACTGATGACCCACGGGAGAATGTTGAGGTCGTGGTAGGTGCCCGGGTCGCCCATCTTGAAGAACTTCAAACGATGGGTGGAATAATCCATAAATCCTTGGCGACCAATGCCACCGCCCGATTCACGGGTATCTGTTTGCTGTTGGGTTCTGCGGTTCAAACCACCGCTAATACGGCTACGGTCAAATCCTGCCATATAAGACTCCTTTAATGTTAGTTTTTGCTTTTTGCGTTTTTGTTTATGTTCACTTTTCACTATGCCCGATGCGGAGAATAGGAGAACTCCGCAAGGGGAGATAATTCAATATAGCAACATAGCGTCATTTTGGCTATAAGTTATATTGAAACTTTTGGTTACTTGCCACCTCGCAACTGATTGCGGATAGCCTTCTGCGATTCATCGCCCGCCCAATCATCGGCAATGCCCTTTTCGCTCATAACATTGGACTTGGAGAGCATCATACGAACCGCACATTCAATCATAGACTTCTTGTGGTCAAGGGCACGGCACTTGGCTTCGTGGCGTTGCAGGATACGGTTCTTTTCCACCACATCTTCCTTGAGGGCGACCACACGCTTGTCCTGTTCCACCTTGGCATTCACCTTGGCTTCGGTAAGTTTTTCACCGCTCTTGGCAGCATCTTCACGGATTTCAAGTTCCACCGCAGCGGTCATCTTGTCAAGTTCGTTTACGGCAGAGTCACGCTCGGCACGAGCATCCACCGCCTTTTCACTGTAGTAGCCATACAGGGAAGCCTGCATCGCCACAGGGGGCTGCAAGTCCATAAAGTCAATTTCTAAATCGGGGTCCACTTGACCGATAGAGAAAGCATAATTAGACATTGTTAGATTCCTTTTGGGTTAGGGGTTTAGTTAAA